GGCCCCGGTATCGTGGCTGATGGCGTCTTGACGACGACCAAGCAGCTCACGTCCTGGAATCCGACCGGTAAACGGACCGTGTCGTGCCTACTGCGCGACGGACCTGACGCGTCGGTGGAGGTCATCGATTGGGCGGACTCTGCGGAGCAGCCGCGACTCGTGCGTGAATTCCTCGATATGAATCCCGACTCGCATCCCGTGAGGGTGCAGGCCGAGCATGTCGAGGCGCAGTGTCGTCGGACTGTGCGCGAGATCTTCGCCAATGCGCGTGACCGTGGTGTTAGTATGCGGGTTGACTGGACTAAGCCGCGCTTCCCGAGTACCTCTGCGAACTATATTAATTCGCGGAAGCTTGGTGGCGCCGTGAGCATGGTCGAGTCGGTTATACGCGAACTCTATCCTCCGGATGAGGACAAGGAGAACGAGTACATCCGACCGCGTCTCACGTTTGGCAAGTTCCGAGTTCATCCCCAACACCAGGAGATCCGAGACGTGATCAATGATCCGTACCTCGGGTTTCTTCCTCCTGAACGCAGGTTGGCATATGCACGTCTACTCGACGCTTCTCAGCGGTTCGAGGACGAGAGGATCGAGGGAGGTGACCAGGGCTGGGATAGCAGAGCTACCCAGCGGGCCACGTCCGAGCGTCTGGAAATTGACGCGGATCGCTTTCGCCAGAACTGGGCCGCCGTCTCCGAAAGGATTCGGCAGCATGCAACTGGGAAGATGTTGTCGGGTAGGGCAGACGTGCTGCCGGTCGGTCTATCGGAAGCTCTGAAGGTCCGGGTCATCACGAAAGGTGAGCCTGAGACCCAGACGTACCTGAAGGCAGTCCAGGAACGCTTGCGAGACGTTTTGCACGGCTCGCGGGTCTTCGCCCTTGCGGGCGGCGACCCTATAAGCGTGGGCTACCTCACGGAACGGCTAGGTGCTCGCGGACCTATGCAGACGTACGTGTCCGAGCGGTTGTGGCCAGATGCGGCTGAAGATGCCGTCTTGGCCGACGCCATGGCGCCTCAGGGGCGCAGTGATGGACGTTGGCTAGTGTCGGGCGACTGGAAGTCGTCGACGGACTATCTGGACCCCAAGGTCTCGGAGTGGATCACGGACGAAATTGCACGAGAGCTTCGCCTGGACGTAGTGGAGCGGCTTATGCTGCGGCGGAATTTGATCGGGAATCAGTTCAAGGGCGACATTCAGTTGCCGGAGGGCTTTGAACCGACCGCCGAGCAGCGGGCCTACTGGTCCGGGCAGGGGGTGGTATTTGTGGCAGTCGGGAATCGACGTACCAAACGTTTGGTGATGCGCATTGTTCACGCGCTCCCACAACGCTGGGGTCAGTTGATGGGCTCGATCTGCAGTTTCCCTGTTCTCTGTATCGCTGCCGCCGCGCTAACGCGTTGGGCGATGGAGTACGGAGACGGGAGATTGTGGACACTTCGCGACGCACCGCTTGCGGTGAACGGCGATGACACTGTCTTCAAGACGGGTTGGTGGGGCTGGTTGATGTACCAAAAACTTGGTGACATCTTCGGCCTCGTCACCTCCGTCGGGAAAACGTATGTGTCGCGCACGTACTGCAACATGAACTCCCGGTCTTTTGTGTATCGGCCGGAGGCTCATATGGTGGACGTAGTGGATCGCGATGACTGGAAATCGGTGTATCCGCGCGAGTCTCATCTCACGGAGATCCCCTTTATTAACATGGGGCTCGTCCGTGGGACGGGGCGTAGTACAGCGGTCGTCGGAGTTTTGACGACTAAGCGCGATAACCAGTCTCTGGGCTCAAGAGCCAATGAACTCCTTGCGCTTGCACCTAGTTACACTCGTCAGCTTGTTTGGAAGAAATTTCTGAATTCGCATTGGGACGAGTTGTCTAAGGTGAAGGTGCCTTGGTATATGCCAGAGTGGATAGGTGGTCTCGGTCTGCCGTGGCTACATACGGCGGACTATCTGGCGGAGGTCGAGCGGGAAGGCCCGCGTCGACCCATGCTGTCGGATTTGGCGTATGGTCCCACCGAGGAGGATCTTCGGCGCGCCCGGTTCATTTTGTTGAACTGGTCAAGGCGCGCCCCTCGTCGTGTGGTTGCAACCCCTTCGTGGAATGTCCACAAGATGGTTAACTCCATCCTCCCATGCCTGCCTGTGCAGGTCTCTGAGGAGAGGGAGCTTCCTGACGACAACTATCAGGAGCTGTACGCTATGTTGTGTTGTGAGACCCTGTTCCGCGATGCCGCGCTTCACAAGGATGGTACTGGGCTGTTGGACGAGTCCGTTGCCGATGTGTCTTTGAGAACACTTCGTCACAACGAGGACATATGGTCCAAGGCAAAGCCCTGCGGTGGTGAGCTGATGTCACTTGCTGCACTGGTGCCACGCGTGTCGCGCGACTACCTCCGCGTAGAGATATTGTAAGTCACACCGTCCTATACGAGCGACGATCACACACACGAGGTCCCGCGATGTCGGAATGCCCCACTCGAATGCGAGCGGGGACCGCGGGCCTTAGGCTACAACGCACTGCGTGTTGTGGCTTAGCGGTTATCAGTCGCCAGTTTCACAAAATCTCGGGCCCTTGTCCAGGGTCCCGTCGC